CGTGCTTGACTGACACGCTATCAAGCAAGTCAGCAACGCCCATTGCGCGCTTTGGCTCGCCGACGATGCAATCCGCCGGGATCATCCCCGTTCCGTATTCGCCAGGACGGCCAACAAGAAGCCTTTGCGTGGTGTCGCGCACCGATTCGCCGGTTACGCCCGATGCCCACGCGGCAATAGGCTTGCTGAACCTGCGGCCCTTCCAGTCGTCGGGATATTTGCCCGTCAGATGGATCGCCATTTCAGCGGCCCCCGCAACGGTTTTGCCGAGCTGGTTGCCTGCCATGAACAGACGCTCGCGGTGCGTATCGCCTGCGTCGTGAAAATCGCGCTGCTTTTTGTAGGGTGCGTATGAGTCCAGGCGGCGGCGCGACAGCTCTTTGTCTATCGCGGCCAGCAGGGCCTTGCGTTCGGAAGGATCAATCTGCATTTTCGAGTGCAGCCTTGAGCTTCTTCAGCGTTGAAATCGACTCGCCCGTAAGCCCGGTGTCGGGCTTGACCTCTTTATCAACGCCATAAGCCTCGCGCTCCAGCGCAATCAGCACTTTCAGCGTCTCGCCCAACTTCTTGGCGCTGTCGATGCGCGACGGAAGAGACGTGACCTTTTTGTACAGGTCGTTGAGCTTGTCCATCCCCTTGTCGTCGGGGAGCCAAAAAGAGCGATGGGCGTTGCCGACTTGCTGGATAGCGTTTCCGTCAAGCACGCATCCGGCGGAAACAGTCGGCTTTATTTCAAGCGCTACGAGTAGGGCCGGGAAAAGTGGCAGGGCGAAACGCTGGATGTAGTGTGGTTTGACGAAGAGCCGCCGCAGGACATTTACACGGAGGGCCTGACCCGCACAAACGCGACGGGCGGAATGGTCTATCTGACATTCACCCCGCTGATGGGTATGTCTGACGTGGTGATGCGCTTTATCAGCGAGCGCAGCCCGGACCGGATCGTTATCACGATGACGATTGACGACGTGGATCACTACACGCCCGAAGAGCGGGAGCGGATTGTATCCAGCTATCCCGCTCATGAGCGTGAAGCGCGATCCAAAGGTATTCCAACGCTAGGCAGCGGGCGAATCTTCCCGATTGAAGAGTCAGCTATCTCTGTCAATCCGTTTCCCATTCCAAACCACTGGCCACGAATCAACGGCATCGACTTCGGATGGGATCACCCGACCGCTGCCGTGCAATGCGCATGGGATCGCGACTCCGATTGCTGGTACGTCATCAAGGGACACAGAGCAAAAGAAACGACCCCGCTATTGCACTCTGCCGCGATTAAGGCGTGGGGTCCGTGGGTGCCTGTTTCGTGGCCGCACGATGGATTGCAACACGACAAAGGCAGCGGTGAGCAGCTTGCCAAGCAATACGCAAACCACGGCCTGCTAATGCTCCGTGATCGCGCCACGTTTGACGATGGATCAAACGGGGTGGAGGCGGGGCTAATGGACATGCTTGATCGCATGCAGACGGGTCGATTCAAGGTCTTTACCAACATGGGCGAGTGGTTTGAAGAGTTCCGCATGTACCACCGCAAAGACGGAAAGGTCGTGAAGGAGCGTGACGACCTCCTTTCCGCGACGCGATACGCACTGATGATGAAGCGCAAAGCCGTGGTGAATACCCCGAAGAGAGCGGTTTTCCAGCAATACGACGGCCCTAGAGATATGGAGATTGGCCTGTGACTATCTACGAACAAGACAATCAGGCCGAAGAACCCGGCGCACTTGACCGGACGCGCCGCGATGCTTTCCTGCTGTCCCTTATTGCCAAGCGCAAAGAAGCCATTGCTGGCCGTATTGCATCGGGCATTGAAACCGAATGGCAGGAGGATGAAGAGCACTACCAGGGTATTGACGACGCGAATAGAGCCTATGCCGCGTCATCCACCAGCCACGCAAAGCGGTGGGCGACGACCGGGCGTGATGGATCGAGCACGCAGCCGGGGCGCTCTGTTGTCTTCTTGAACATCACTCGCCCGTATGTCGATGCGGCTTCGTCCCGCGTGTCGGACATGCTGCTACCGACTGACGACCGCTGCTGGTTGATGAAGCAGACACCCATTCCGCGCCTCTCTGCGATGCAGATTGAGAGCTTTGGCGGGGAAGAGGCGATTGAAGCCGCTGTCGAGCAGGCCAAGCAGTCGGCCAAGCTGATGCAGGACGAGATTGACGACTGCCTGAAGGAGAGCAATTTTCACGGCGAAATGCGTCACATGATCGAGGACTGCGCGCGCATTGGCTCTGGCGTGGTCAAAGGCCCGTTTCCCATTAAGCGCACCGCTAAGGTGTTCCGGGACATGGGCGGCGTGAAAGAGTTTGTGACCTTGAGCGAGATTAAGCCGGGGTCAAAGCGTATTGACCCGTGGAATTTCTTCCCCGACCCCGCGTGTGGCGAGTCTATTCACAACGGCTCCTACACGTGGGAGCGTGAGTATCTGTCGAGCAGGCAGATTCGCGAAATGATCGACATGCCGGGCTATGACGCGCAGGAAATCATCTACGCGCTCAAAGAGGGGCCGAAAGTCTCGCAGTCTCGCCAAGCGTCGGACGGCAGCCAGCAAAAGGCAGAAGAGCAATTCGAGCTGTGGATTTTTTACGGCCAGTGTGACGCCGACGATTTGCAGGCAGTGGGCGTCGAAACGGAAGACGAATCGCCGAAAGCCTCAGTAATGGCCGTCATGCTTAATGACAGGCTGGTGAAAGTCACGCTGAACGTCATGGACTCGGGCGACTTTCCTTATGACGTTCTCGCATGGCAGCGCCGGCCTAGCATGCCGTGGGGAATGGGCGTATCGCGTCAAGTCCGCACCCCGCAGCGCATGCTAAACGGTGCGTGCCGGGCAATGATGGACAACTCCGGCCTGGCCTCGTCTCCGCAAATCGTAATTGGCAACGGGATTACTCCTGCTGATGGCAATTACAACCTGCGAGGCGGGAAAACATGGATGGCCGAAGCTGACGTGGTGGATGTGCGGCAGGCGTTCTTTGCGTTCGTGCCTCCGTCCGTGCAGGCGGAATTGATGAACATCATCCAGTTTGCGCAGAAGATCGCCGAGGACGTGACAGGCCTTCCGGCAATGCTCCAGGGTATTCGCGGCGACGCCCCGGACACGTTGGGCGGCATGCAGATGCAAAACAACAACGCGACTTCTGTTCTCCGTCGCCTTGCGAAGCGCTTTGACGACTACATCACCTGCCCGCACATCCAACGCTATTACGACTGGATGATGCAGCACTCCGAGCGCGACGACATTAAAGGCGATTTTCAGATCGAGGTTCGTGCGTCGAGTGCGCTTGTCGAGCGTGACGCGCAACAGCAGTTCTTGATGACGCTATTGCAGGTTGCAGTCAATCCGGCTTACGAACTGGACCCGGCCAAACTGGCGACGGAATTGCTCAAGGGTCAGCGGCTTGATCCCAAGTCCATTCAATACTCGCCGGACAAATTGGCGCAGATGCAGAACCAATCCAACCCGGTCGAGCAGGCCAAGGCTGAATTGATCGCTGCGCAGACCCGCAAGACGGATGCAGAGGCGGTGAATAAGTCCGTCGAGGGCATGTATTCCGCAACTCAAGCCGGCAGCCAGATCGCAATGAGCCCGGCTGTCGCTCCCTTGGCCGACAAATTGCTGCGCTCTGCGGGATTCCAGGACAAGGACGCAGCCCCGATTGTCCCGGAGATTGCCGCGCCAATGGAGGGCATCGCCCCGCCCGAGCAAAACACCAACCCGCTCTATCCGGCAAACCCGAACGTCGGAATGAATCGAGGAATCGAGGGTGGCAATGAAGCCCGAGATTGATTTCGCTTCCGCCACGTGGCGGGCACTCGTTGAGATTGTCGAGTCTCGCATTGACGAATTGCGCAGAAAGAACGACGGCGATTTGTCAATAGAACGCACCTCGCACTTACGGGGGGGAATAGCAGAATTGAAGCAATTGCTGGCGATTGCAAAAAAATCCCCGGCAACAGCGACGGACGAGGATCAATTCCCCCTTCGTCAATGACCTGCATAGCAGGGTATTGCTTGGAGTGTGCATTACATGAGCGAAACGCAACAGACCGAGCAACAGGCCGAAGCTGAATTCGTCGCAGGGTTCAATTCCCTGCGCACTTCCGACGACTACACGCCGCCCGAAGTGAAGAAGGAGGAAGTCGAGCCGACGCCGGAGCCTGAAGCAACGCCGGACGTGCCGCCGGAGGACAAGGGCGAAGAGCCTTTGTTTGCCGGATTTACCGAAGCCCAACTAAAGAACCTGCTCGAAAAGGCCACTCGGGTTGAGTCTCTGGAGAAAGAGCTTCGCAAGACGCACGGAAAAATTGGCGAACTGAACGGAACTCTGCAAGAGATTCGCGGCAAAAAGGAAACGCCGACGCACGAAGCGCCCGCAATCCAGAAGACCGACGAAGACCTGACCGATTGGGAGCGGGAATACCCCGAACTCGCGGCCATTGCTGAAAAGCGCGCAGAGCGAATTGTCGAGGAACGCATCAAGGCAATTCCGCAAGTCCAGCAGATCAGTCAAGAAGACATTTCCGAAGCCGTCCAGCGTGAAACGCAACTGGCGCTCATGAGCCAGCAGCACAGCGATTGGCAGGACGTTGTGACTTCACAGGATTTCAGCCTGTGGATCGCGACTCAGCCGGAAGACGTGCAGCAAGCCTATTCAACAACTGATCGCGCGCAGGTTCTTGGCGGTGTCATTTCCGGTTTCAAAGACTGGAAGAAGAGCACCCAAGACCGCAGCGCAAAGAACAAGCAGCGGCTGGAGCAGGCGCTTACGCCTGGCGGTGGAAGCAAAGTCACTACCGCCCACTCCGCCGAAGATGAATTTGTCGCGGGTTTCTATTCAGCTCGCGGTCGATAAGGAGTAACCAAAATGTCCGTTTATAGCTATGGCAACCCCGCCGGCCGGATCAATAAGCTCAAGGGTGAGATTCTCAGTCACTCGATCCCCGTCGAAACGCTGGGCATCACCGGCATGCAGCGCCAGATTCCGGCCAACAAGGGCAAGACCGTTGTTTATCGTCGGTATCTGCCCTACGGCGGTTCGCTGACCAACTTCAACACCATCAACCGCTGGAACGTCGATTCCGCCGCGCACGTCCTGGCCGAAGGCGTCACCCCGACTGCCGACTCGCTGACCCCGCAGGACATCACCGTCACGCTCAACCAGTACGGCTGCCTGTACCAAGTGACCGACCAGACCGTTGATACCTACGAGGACGACGTTCCGGCGGAAATGAAGAAGCAGTGCGGCGAGCGTGTCGGCCTGATTCGCGAAATGGTGCGCTACGGCGTCATCAAGTCCGGCGCCAACGCCTACTACTCCGGCGGTTCTTCGCGTGCGACGGTTGCGGCCAAACTGACCCTGACCATGCTTCGCAAGGCCAGCCGGAACATTCAGGCCAACCACGCCAAGCGCATCACCTCGATCCTTGCCCCGACCCCGAACGTCAGCAGCAAGTATGTCGAAGCCGCCTATCTGGTGTTCTGCCACACCGACGTTGAACAGGACGTTCGCGACATCGCCGGCTTCACTACGGTTGCGGCTTACGGCTCCCGCAAGCCGATGCACGACCAGGAAATTGGCAGCGTCGAAAACTTCCGCTTCATCACCTCGCCCGAACTCAATCCCTACATCAACGCCGGCGTAGCGGTGGGCGCCACCGGCCTGTATTCGACCGGCGGCTCGAACGTCGATGTGTATCCCGTGATCGTGTGCGGCGAAGACGCATGGGGCCAAGTGGCGTTGCGCGGTGGCGACTCGCTCGATCCGACGTGGATTCCGCCCGGCGAGAAAACCAAGTCCGACCCGCTGGGGCAGCGTGGTTTTGTTGGCGCCAAGTTCTATATGAACTGCACGGTGCTGAATGACGGATGGATGGCGATCATCGAAGCCGGCATCACCGCCCTGTAAGTGACCTAATCGGGCGGCTTAGGTCGCCCGGTCTTCCAAGATTGGAGAAGCATTATGGCTGACAACATCGCGGGCCAAACCAGCGCCAGCAGCAACGACCAACTGACCAACGGCACCACGCAAGGTTCTGTCGTCTATGACGCCACGACCATCGTCGCAGCCGATTCGACGCGCGTTTTCACCGGCTTCAAGCCGCGATACGTGCGCTGGGAAAACGCCACCGACCGCATCTGCGTTGAATGGTTTGAAGGCATGGCAGCGAACACCAGCATCAAGACCGCTGCCGCCGGCACTCGCACGCTCGAAACCACGAACGGCGGCATCACTGTCGATTCGCAGGGCTTCCGTGTGCTGCAAAACGCCACGCTGGGCGCAATCGCTGCAAGCAAAACCTGCTACTGGTTCGCCCGGTAATTAACAACGGGGCTGCCTTTGTGGTGGCCCCGCACAAAGGATAAACAGCATGGCACGTCCGCGCCTCGATACCACGAACGAATACTTGGGTAAGGCCGATGAATTTTCGATCAACGACATCGGCAACGGCCCGCCCGACATTGAAGTCATTGATCGTGTTTTGCCCGACGATTACGCCGAAATCGAGAAGTTCATGCAGGAACCGGTGACGATCATGATTCACGAATCGACCGATCCGAACGACGTTGATCTGGTCGAAGTCGGCGTGAATGGTCGGCATCAGTTCTTCATGCGCGGCAACCCGCAAATCGTGCGCCGCTGCTACGTCGAGCGCCTGGCACGGATGAAGAAAACCAGCTTCTCGCAAAACCTTGACGAGCGGCTTGGCGAGCACATGAACACAATGCGCCCGCACCACGCGCTGCGCTTTCCGTTCTCCGTGATCGAAGACAAGAACCCGAAGGGCTCGCCCTGGCTGCGTAACCTGCTGGCCGAGCGGGTGTAACCATGACGCTTGCGGAATTGCGGGCACTTTTTCGGGAAGAGGCGGGCGACACGGCAGAGCCGTTTCTGTGGCCGAACTCGATCCTGAATCTCTACGCTAACGAGGCTCAAACCGAAGCCTGCCGGCGTGGGCACCTGCTGCGCGATTCTGTGACGACTGCAATCTGTCAGCTTGCGGTGACTGCGGGCGATCCCATCGTAGAACTTGACCCGCGCATTCTGGACATTCAGCGGATGCGCCTCGCCAGCCAGTTCATCCAGCTTCGCGGAATCTCCGTGCAGGAAATGGACGATTCGATTCCCGGATGGGAAAACCAGACCGGGCTTCCGTGGCGAGGCGTGACGGATTACCAGTCCAACGCAATCCGGCTGTGGCCGTCACCGGCTGCGAATGACGTGCTGAAGCTGTCAGTCATTCGCCTGCCGCTTGTAGATATGGTGGCCGACACCGACGAGCCGGAAATTCGCAAAGAGTATCACCCTCAGTTAGTGCAGTGGATGCTTCACCGGGCCTACGCAAAGCAGGATTCGGAAGTGTTCGACGCGAACAAATCTCAAACCGCACTGGCGAACTTTGAAAAAGAGTTCGGCTCTCGGTCCAGCGCACGCAATGCAGCGTGGCGGGCTGAAAGACAGCTCCAGTTTGCCCCGCCGATTGCATAGGAAAGATCATGGATAAATTGGGACGGCTGGAAGTCGAACAGCTCAAAGTTACGAGCACCACCCCGCCGGCAGACAGCGGGTTTTACAAGATTGATGAAACCACGATGGGCGTGGTGGGTGATCTGAAGTTCCGGCACCCGAAGACCGGGGCCATGTCGTCGGCGCTGACGGTTACAAGCACCTCGGCCCAGGGGGTTGTAAATCCGGGAATTCGCGGTCGCGGGCAAGTCACGCTGGGCGACACCCGGCAGCGCCTTGGAAAATCAACGTACGCAATCCATCAGTACCTCAAAGACGTAATCCGACGCGCCAAGGGCGGCCGCGTCGCGACACTCGGCGCATCTCCGATTGCATTCCGCTGCGACCACGGTATGCAGGACTTTTTCACAAGCTATTTCACCGAGTTCGAGTCGCGCGGAATCCCTTGCACGATGGGCCTCGTGACCCGCGCTATCGGGAATCCCGCGGATGCTTATGAGCCGTGCTCCTACACCTGGGCTCAAATCCGCGAATATCACCACCGCGGTATCCCGATGTGGTCGCACAGCCACACTCACACTGATCCCGCCGTGATTGCCGCGCAAAACGGTACGAC